NTACAGCGGCACAGTTAACTGGTCCAACCGGTGCACAAGGCCCCACAGGCCCAACGGGGCCACAAGGTACAGCGGCACAACTAACTGGTCCAACTGGTGCACAAGGCCCAACAGGTCCAACAGGTCCACAAGGTCCAACGGGGGCAGCAGGTCCAACAGGTTCAATGCCAACAGGAGCTATTCAATTAAGTTTAGACGGGGGAGGAGCAGCTATTAGCACAGGTCCAAAAGCTTCTGTTGTTGTACCATTTGGATGTACAATAACGGAATGGGTATTATTAGCCGAGCCGACAGCAAGTGTACAAATGGATGTATGGAATGATACAATTGGAAATTTTCCACCTACAAACGCAGATTCAATAGTTGGCACAGCACCACCAGCTATTGCAACAGGTATAACAGGATCGGGAACAGTGCCGGGGTGGACAACCGGAGTTAATGCACAGGATATTCTTAAATTTAATGTGGATCTAAATGATAACGCAGAACGTATTCATCTAACAATTAAGGTGACATAATGATAGCAAAAACGAAACAAGTGCAAACGATTCTCAATTTATTAAGAGATAGAGTTACAAACAAAATCGTAGAAGCAAATGATGTTGCCGACAAACTTAGACAAATAGTAATTGATAACGACTTGACAGAATTTTTCTCGCCACAAGAATTAGGTGCATTGAACAGTTTTGTAACGGATCTAGCATCGCTTGCAGAGAATAAAATTATAGAGGCTTCGCAAAATAGATATGTGAAATCGCACAGGTCAAAGGCACTAACAATTATAGGAGTGAATGACTAATGGCACATGTAACATTACTAGATATCCCTGCAAGTGCGTTTGTCCCTGACCAATCGGCACAGTTAGTTGCTGGCGATGCAGGAGCAACATGGGAAAGTTATAAGGAACGACCTTGCCTAACATTTGATGATACAGCAGAAGAAGCTGCTGTAACTCCTGAATATGCAATGCCAGGACAATATGCAGCAGGGACACTTAAGATGACGATTTTCTTCTCTATGGAAAGTGATAATACTAATGACATTGCATTAGATGCTTTTGTAGAAGCTAAGACTTGCAATGCAGATACTCTCGACATGGAAGCAGCTACAAGTTGGGATGTTGCTAATAGCGGCACAATGTCTTTAGCAGGAACAACAGCAGGAGATCCATTAGCACTAACAATAACATTGACAAATAAAGATAACATTGCTGCAAGTGACTTAGTTAGGTTCGGAATTAGACGAGACTGCGATTCTGCCAATGACGATGCAGCAGGGGATTTGTTTGTATGGGCAATTGAGGTTTGGGAAGATACATAATGGCACGAGAGTTTAATGGTGCAAATCAATATTGCGAAGTTAATAGTACGCCAATCACAAGCGAACCGTTGACTTTGGCTTGTTGGGCAAAATGTCATAGAAATAATAATTGGGATGTTGCATTTGCTCTTTGTGAGGAAGCAGGACAGCATTCTCACTTTCTGCAATTTCGCGGTTTAGTAGCAGGCGATCCAGTAGCAGCAGTTTCTTATGATGATGCTAATTGGAGAATTGCGGAATCGACTATAGGATTCACACCAAATCAATGGCATCATGTATGCGGCGTCTTTACTAATGCTAATAGCAGAACTATATATTTAGACGGTGGCAATTCCGCAACGGATAATAATGCTTGTAATGTTACTGATATAGATAGCATCAGTGCGGGAACGTTTTTGTGGAATGGAGGTTTTAATAATCCGTTTGATGGTGCAGTTGCTGAATGTGCGATATGGAATGTAGCACTAACGGCAAGTGAGGCTATAATGTTAGCAGCAGGTTTTTGTCCTTTAATGATAAGACCAGGTTCGTTACTTTGTTATTACCCGTTTGGTGGAATCTATGGACAAAATGATAATGATAGTTGTGGCAGTTATGATATGACTCCTATAAATGCTCCTACATGGACAGATCATCCTACGAAGTTAATCTATCGCAATAGTGGTATAGTAGTGCCAACTGTTGCAGCAGTATTAGAGCGATCTTGGGCATGGGCGGCATTAGGTTCCGTGCATGCTGCAGCACAATAAAGTGATAAAAGTTATAATTATAATATGCAAGAATCAATAATTTTAAAATAAGGATAAAAAAAGAAAATATTGTATTATAAAAATATATAACAATATAATTATATAATGGCTTTTACATTAGATATTTCAATCGGTTTAGGAAGGGGTTCTACTGGTCTTATATTAAATGCAAGATTAGTTGATTCTGACAATAATAATGTTACATCCGCTATTTCGTCAGGATTTGAAGAAATAGGAACAGGTTTTTACTTATTTCATTATGAAAGCTATCCTGATAATTTTCGCGGTGGAGTTAAATTTTTCGAAGAAGGAATAGAAGGAACAGTTCTTGCATTTGCTGCACTAAATCCAGAAGAAATGGACCCAACCAGAGATAGACAATTAGAAGTCAATGTAGGACACTCACAAGATCAATATCATACTGCCAATGTAGCAGACGAGAGAACTGGAAGAAATATAGAAATACAAACAGGATCAATAAGCGGTGCACCAATATATACTATAGATCAATAAGAGATTAATTATGCCAACTAGCGAAACAGTTTATATATATTACTTAGAAGATAACGTAAGAAGAAATGCGTATTCTGTTACTCTTGCCTCAGAAGATGGAACTTTTGGGATAAAAAGAGCAAGCGATGATGCTGTTATACTTCCAAGCGGAACATCAGTTTCCCGCCCAGAAACAGGATATTATCAAAGAGAATTTTCAGCAGAAGAAGGAGAAATATATATAGTTTCGTGGAGAGTTGTTCCCTATGCAACATATCAACCCAAATATGTTGTACAACAAATAGGTCCAATTGGACAAAATAATATCAGAGCAGTTGCAGATTTTAGAGGCAAAATGATACAAGGAACAACTGGTACATTATTATTAAGAATAACAAACTTCGATGGAGAACCAATCGATCCAGAAAGTATATCAGTAGCTATTACAGAAGATGCATCAGGAGTAGAAGCAGAATCCGGTGTTCCAGAAAAAAGCGGAGAAGGATTCTATGTATTTCCATGGGAAATCGATGACACACAAGAACCTGGAAAATATAATGTCGTATGGTCATATACAGCAAGTGGAGATAGTAGAACAGAATTACAAGAAGTTATCGTTGTCGAAGATGGAGAAGATTCTGATATACATAGCGGAATCGTTTCAGACATGATATCTGCACTAGAAGTTATGATAAGATGCGCCCAAAGTATTCCAATATATTTTGAACAAGCTAAACCATCACCAGATAGACAATTATATAGATTAACGTTTTCTAGATGGAATCAAACACCAGGAATTAAAATTTATAGAAATCAAAACGATTTATTAACCGCCGGTGCAGAAGTTAATTATTTTGATGGTACAATTCGTTTTGATACTCGTTTAACAGAATTTGATAGAGTATTTGTTGATTATACATTTAGATGGTTTTCAGAAGAAGATTTATATGTATTTTTAACAAATGCATTAGGTGATTTTAATATTATGCCACCAGCAGGAGATCAATATGACTTTTCAGATCTACCTATTAATTGGCAACCGGCAGTTCTTAAACATGCGGCATCAGAAGCATTGAGAGTACTATTGCTTTGTATTAATTTCCAAGAACCAAGACAAGTATTCGGTCAAGATGACTATCAACAAATATTTGGTAATCTTGAAACATTAAAAAAGAATTATGAAGAAGAATGGAAATGGTTGTATGAACAGAAAAAATTTGGCCCATATCCAAGAATGGCTATTGTTGATATACCTGAATATACCTTGCCGGGTGGTCGAAGTCGTTGGTTCAGATATTTGTTTAGCTCGGGCCAGTAATCCTTATCTCATAAGGACTTACAATAATCAATTAAAACTGCAATTAGCAGCTTAAAATCACTATTAAAGTTTTTTCTCCTTTGTGCCGATATATATATTGCAAGGCACTATAATATATCGTATAAAGGAGAACAAATATGGGCAAATATAATTGGGATTTAATAGAACCTTATCTAGATGTTGACTTATCATTATCATCTCGTGGAAGAAAAAATGATTATATCACTTTAAAACAATTCAAAGAATATATACAAAATGGTCTTACTGTAGTACAAATAGGAAAAATAACGTCAAAAAATCTTGTTGTATTTTTTAGCAAATTATCAAAAGGAGCTATAACTCTTACAAAAGAAATATTTGAAAAAGAATATAATTCAGGAAAATCATTGGTAAAAATAGCAGAAGAAAATAATATATCTAAGGATTATATAGGGTATTTACGTCAGCTTTATCAAATAAAAGTAAAAGGAGCAACTTTCATTAATAGAAAAAATACTGAAGTTGCTTTAACTCCACGGCAAAAGGAAATTATTTATGGTTCGATGATGGGTGATGCTAAAAAATTTGCACAAGCATCAATAGGATTTGGACAATGTGAAAATCAAAAAGAATATTTAGAATGGAAATATAACGAATTAAAAAGTCTTGTTACAAAACGAGGAATAAAGAAAGAAGCTTATTATGACAAAAGAAGTGGAAATACACATGTTTCTTATAGATTTTATACTTATTCAAATACAGAATTAGAAGAAATTAATAAGCAATTTTATGGGTCTGAATCAAAGCAAATCGCTAATAAAATTTTGAAAAATTTAACGCCATTGTCTATTGCCGTGTGGTATATGGATGATGGTAGAACAGATTGGAATTATAGAAAACGAAAATATGGAAAACATGTCAAGGAATATTATTCCTTTTGTACAGACTCTTTTTCTTTAGAATCTTGTCGAAATATAAAAGATTGGTTTTTTGAAAGCTATAATATAAAAGTTCGTATTAAACAACGCGGTTGTAGGAAAGATGGAGTTCCTAAATATCGAATAATTGTTGAACATGATTCAAATGAAGATTTTATTCGTCTAATTAGTCCACATGTGTTGCCGATGTTCGGTTATAAAATAAATTATGAAAAATATTTAAAGCGGAGAAAAAAAAATGGCTAATATAGTAATAGTACTAAGTATAACAGGTATTATAATAGGTGTATTGTCACCTATTTTTATTGCTTGGTATATGCATATATTGCATAAACTAGGAGAAATAAAACGCGATATTGATGAATGTTTTTCTAGTGCATACTTTTATACAGGAAGATTTAATAAGAAATTAAAAAAATGTGACGTATCTGACTACAAGGTTATCATTAAAACATTCCATCGCATTAAAAGAGATAAAAAATATATTATTGATGATGTATTTAAAAAAATAAATAAGATTGTAGATATAATATGTGACATAGATGTTGGAGCAGTTGAAGAAGAAAAAGAGATGTCTGAAGAAGCACATTTTTTAACAGACGACACAACATATAAAATGGCAGAAGTGAATAATATGATTTCTAGTTTAGATAATTATCATAACAATTGGCTAAAAAGCCCGTTCCGTTTAATTCTCGAAAAATTAACAACAGAAAAAATTTATTTCTATCCTACCCAATTTAATAATTTTGATAATTCTAGTGCAAAATATAATGATCTACTATACAAATTTTTAAACAATCGAGAATAATATAAGGCATGTTAACCAATTTAGATGAAAAAAACAGTCGCAGATTATCCTGAATTAGTAAAACAATGGCATCCAACCAAAAATGGTGATCTAACGCCAGAGATAACTGCTCACGGTTCTGACAAAAAAGTTTGGTGGAAATGCGATAAGGCAGATGATCATGAATGGGAAGCGAGAGTAGCAAATAGGACGATAAACAAATCTGGTTGTCCTTGTTGCCATGGTTCGAAAGCCATTAAATCCAATTGTCTTTCTACTATCCATCCAGAACTAATAGAACAATGGCACCCAATCAAAAATGGTAATTTAACACCGGAAATGTTTACTCACAGTTCTGATAAAAAAATCTGGTGGAAATGTGATGAAAAGACTGGTCATGAATGGGAAGCACGCATAGCAAATAGAACAAGGAAAAGGGGATGTCCATATTGTGTAAATAAAAAAGTCTGTAAATCTAATTGTCTTTCTACTACCCATCCAGAACTAGTAAAACAATGGCATCCTACCAAAAATGGTAATCTAACGCCAGAAATGCTTACTTATGGTTCTACTAAAAAAGTCTGGTGGAAATGTAACGTTGCAGATGATCACGAATGGAGAACAACAATAAATAGTAGAACAGGATATAAATCAGGTTGCCCATGTTGTGTGGGACAGAAAGTAGTTAAATCTAATTGTTTATCTACAACGCATCCGAAAATAGCCAAAGAATGGCATTCTACCAAAAATGGCAATCTAACGCCAGAGATGTTTACTCATAGTTCTCATAAAAAAATTTGGTGGCAATGCAATAAAGCAAAAGATCATAAATGGGAAGCATATATATATAATAGAACAGGAAAACGATTACATAGTTGTCCTTGTTGTGACAGAAAAAAAGTAGTTAAATCTAATTGTTTATCTACAACTCATCCTCAATTAGCTAAACAATGGCATCCTGCCAAAAATAATGATCTTACTGCCAATATGGTAACTGCTGGTTCTGATAAAAAAGTATGGTGGCAATGTAATAAAGCGAAAGATCATGAATGGAAAAGTCGTATAGCAAATAGAACAACACATAAAAGAAATTGTCCTTATTGCAATGAATCAAAAGGAGAAAAAGAAATAGAAAATATATTAAAAAAGAAAAGAACTAAATTCCAAAGGCAATATTCATCTGCATCATGTAAAAACAAAATTCGTTTAAGATTTGATTTTATAATATGGCATAAAAGCAAAATGGCTCTTATAGAATATCAAGGAGAACAACATTATACACCAATGATGTTTGGCGGCAGCGGAGACGCAAAAAAGAGATTTGCAATAGTCAAAAAACGCGATAAAATAAAGAGGCAATGGTGCAAGAAAAATAATATACCTTTATTAGAAATTCCATATTGGGATTTTGACAAAATAAAATCATATATAAATGATTTTGTAAAGCATATCAAAACTCTATAATAACACAAGGAGAGAGATATATTGACAATTTTACAATATCATCTTTTGTGGATGCAGGAAGAGAAAGCTTATTGGTCAGGATCAGACGAAGATAGGCTTAAAACTAGGCAAAAAGTAATAGAAAAAGAAATGAGTTGGGGTTGGGAACACAGCAAAGATTTACCATTGACTCTAGCATTAAAAGCTCTTAAAAGATATATAAAAGCAAGAAAAATAAAGGAAATATTATCTCATTTATATTTGTGATACTCGATCCTGGTCGGATAAAATTTATTTTATTGGCACAAATTTACATGGCAAAAAACATTTAGCATAGAGAAATAAAAATGTCAGGTTTATCACCGGAATCTTCATTATATATTCTAAAGCATTGTTATTGGTCGCGTATGAATATGCACGAACTCCAACGAGAATATGCAAAATTAATTCAGACAGAGTTGGATTTAAATAATATAAAATATAGAGATTCTTCTTTGCACGATAATCATAATACTTATACTAATAACACATTAGAAGCTCTTAGAAAATATATACATATAAGAAGAATAAAAGATATATTAAATGCTTTTAAAAATCGCATATACACACTTAAATGCGAAAATTCTTTACTAAGAAAAAATAGATATATAATTGGACCACAGATTCTTTTATATGAATAATAAAATACATAAATGTATCGCATGCAAAAAGAAGTATGACAATATAGATGGTGTAAGTATTTCGATGAATATAGGATTTAACAAAAATAAAGGTTGGTTTATTTGCGATAAATGTATAAAAAGAAGAAAAGATATGGAAGAAAAAATTGATAAAATATATAATATAAAAAAAATAATTAGCAGAATACTTGAATTTAAATTTCCAGAATTGCCGAGATAATATTTTAATTTAGAGAGATAGATATGAATTATAAAAAATGTTATAGATGCAAAAGAAAGTTTAATATAAAGAGAAGCGGAGCATCTTATTTAATTGTAAAAGCGAGAAATCCCAGAGGTAGAAGATTAAGTCGTATTTTTCTCTGTGATATATGTCAATATGACGAACGTAAAATAATGGGAAAAATATTACATACTGGGTAGGAGATAGATTATGAAAAAGTATTATTTGTATGTACATGGTAAAGTAAATCAAATTCCAGTTCAAAGATGGATGAAGTTATCAGAAAAGCCCAAATCAAAAATAGAAGAATGCAATTTGTCATTTAAATGTTTAAGAATGGGCATAGAACCATCGTCTATTAAGAATAGTGCTATATATAATTCTGAGATTTTAGAACAGGGTATTGTTCCTAGAGTTTTAACAAATGACGAATTATTAGCAGACACTACGCCAGGAGTTAATGAGTGTGGCGAACCATACATAAGAGCAGAAGTAAAAAATATATACACTGGCAAAATCATATAGAATATAATAATTATGACTCCTAGATTTTATAGAACATGCACAAGATGTCATAAAGTATTTAATTCATCAAAAGCTTTAAAATGCATTAGATATAATATAGGGGCAATATGTATATTATCTTATCTTTGCAAAAGATGTTTACGTTATGAGCCAAAAGAAAGAAGGCGGATAATGAGAAATTCAAAAACCGTATTGACATCTCCTTGGTAATAAGTGAAGTATATCAGATGGCAGATAAAAAAAAGATAAAAGAAATTGTATCTAAATTATATGATGTTATATTGTTGAAGTATCGAACTATAAAATAAAATAATTTTATCAAGCAGTATAAACAAAGACATGCAAGAACTGCAGCAAAGAGTTTATCACCTATTGATTATTTAAAAATCAATAAGTGATACTATAATGATGTGTGTTTAGATATAGTATTTGAGAAGAAGATAAATATGCAAAGCAAATCATTAGAAGTCGGATGGGATGTGATACTTTATATTCCTGGAGAGTTGAAAGAATGCAATTGTCCTGTTTGCAATGAAATTATGGATATAGAGAGAAATTGGAAGGGTTATACTTCATACGCTTCTGTAATGGGTAAAATAAAATCAGTAAAAGATAAATTTACATGTCCTAATGCACAAAAATTATGGCATCAACAGGCTAAGGCTATTAAAAAGCTTATTGAAAAAACTCCTAGCAAATGGATAGAAACAGGATTAGAATTAGAGTTAGATAAAATTTTGAAGGAGCAAAAAGCTACAAAAGAGCATTGGAGTAAATAACATGCTCAAAAGAGAACACTTAATTAAAGCTCTAATTTATAAATTTTTTAGTTTTCTTATTACTATTATTATTACCTTATTAATAGTTGGTTGTATTTCAATTGCTTTTAAAATTGCAATTATAAGTACAATAATAAAAATCTTCTTTTATTGCCTTTATGAAACATTGTGGGAGAAATTACATAAGAAACTGAGTAGATAAAAATGATTGATTGGTACAAAGAAAACATAGAAGAGCCAGTTCGTGATTTAGTAAAATATCTGCGAAATAATGGGGTAAATACTGAATGCTCATGTGGGCATGAAATGTATATTCAATGTCAATATATTGAAGATGGAACGATTCAAAAAATACACCATCTTTTATGTAATTATTTTTATGAAAAAAAAATGCCAGTTAATTATACGATTGATTTGCATTTCCAAGTAGATAATGGTCATATTAACTCTTTTATTAACATACAATTACCGAATGAAAAAGAATAAAAAATATGTTGCAGTATATTCTGATGAATATGTTAATAAGTATGAAAGTGACAAAAGGAAATATAATGAAGATAGAAAGAAAATACATTATAGAATTATTACGTCGCATGGTAGAAAATCGCAGAAGAAAAAAATGGGTTTATAAATTTATTGGTAAAAACCACAAGAAAACAAAAATAATGAAAATCATGGGATCATTACATCGCATGATAAAAAATCGCATAAGAAACCAAAAAAATAATGGAAAAGAATAAAAAAGAATTTATGAAGTCGATAATTGATTTTTATGAATTTGTTAAGCCAATAATTCCTGGTACAAAGCAAGAAAGAGAAGAATTATCTAAATGGGTTTTTCGCGAACATAATAAAAAAATGAAGATAAAAAGAATTGTAGAATTATTTCGTGATATGATAGAAAATTGTATGAAGAAGAAGAAGAGTTAGTAGGTGAAAAATGTCTCATCAACCATATTCTGAAAAATGGTATATGGCCAAAATCAAAGCTGAACGATGGTCAAAAATGAATGTGAAACAACTAGGTCATGAATACGAACTTATAAAAGAAGGAAAATGTAATTTCATACAGCTTGATTTATCATTAATATATATAAAAGATTATTTTAAAAAGTATATGAAAAAAAGAATCATTTTAAGTATTAAATATTTATTAGATTCTTTTAACTATTATATACAAAAGAAAATAGTGATGGATTATTTATTAAAAAGAAAAAAATGGAGCTTGCCATTCGACAAATCGAAATTAAGAGAAGACATGATTTATGTTGATATAAATCAAAAACCATTTATAGTATTTGAAACGCGTCGATATTATATATCATGGACAAAGAAATAATTAAAAGAATATTAGATAAAATTCGTGATATAAAAACTAATGGAATTGCTGGCTTTGTATATGCTCCATATATACCATCACAACCATTACATGAAACAATACCTATGGTAAAATTATCTAATATTAGAAAAAGAAGATTCGCTATGATTCTTGATGCGACTTTTGTAAAGCAAGATAGTATTAAGAAAATGATGGATAATTTAAGAGAATTTTTAAAAAGAAAGTTTTTACACGAATTACGAGATAAAAAGGAGAATTAACGATGAGAGTATTGGTATGGTATGATTTATCTGTTAAAGTATTTGAAGAAATTTTCCCACTATTAAAATATTGCACATCATTTAGCGTTTCTATTGGGAAACCATTAGAAGTTAATATTCATATAGCATGGAATGATTATATAGATGCTTATGATAAAAAGCTTATGACAGATGATATTAAAGATATCGATGAATATGCTTTATTTGTAAAGATGTGGGAAGACAAAAGAAAGAATGCTTTTCCGGAACCGAAGTATTTTCCAATTGTTATAGAATCGTTTTATGAACACAAGATGTCTAAAGACCCAAGTACATTAAGATGTATAATTGGAACAAATAAATAGGGGTTTTTATGATAACGAACAGAAATAAAGTAATATGTTTGGGTTGTGGTAGAAGGATTAATAGACATGAATGCCAACGGCATGATAAAAAAATGATAAGTGGAAAAATGAGATATTTATTTTTTCTTTGCAATAAATGTAGAGGAAAATACAGAACAATAATTAAAGAACGAAGATTTGATATAGGATATCAGAGATAAAAAAATCTATTTTAAACAAAGAATTTTTAATATATGTTATCTAAATCAAGTAAAAAATCTATGCATAATGTAATACAGAAACAAGGCAAGAATTCTATAGCTCCGCATTTATGGGATGGACTTAAGAGCATATGGCTACCTGGTACTATTCATTGGATTTCTGATGATGTTTATGTGGCGGGAATAAGCGAAATAAAAGAAATATTAAATGAGATTCCAAAAATGATAAAATATCATTTATCACATAAATAATTTCAGGAAATTTATTGCGAGATATTATATTTTATTTAAGATTTGTTTTTTTGTAAGTTTATTTGTTGATACAAATTTTAAATATCTGAAGTATTTTTCTGGTATAAAAATTTGATCACCCCAAGCCCAGAATCCAATTTGTTTTGGTAATCCATCTTTATCATATTCCATAAAACTATGAAACCATTTATTAATTTCATCAAAAGCCCAGCGAGGGAAAATAAATTTACTTATCCATATAAAATCATAGGGTTTATGAGATTTTGTATATTTTTCATTGATTAGTATATCATTTATTCTATTAAGTTCTTCACGTATTTTTATATATTCATCATCTGATTCTAACTCTTCTAAAAAATATTTATTTTCTTTTTCAAGTTGTTTTTTGAATACTTCATCCTTTCTCCGACTCAAATCATCTAAAAATAATTTTTTATCTCTAACCCAGTTTGCCCAATCACGAACAGCACCATTATAGGACGGGGAAAAATATATACCGTTGATACCTTTGAATACAGATTTAGCAGAAGGAGATGTGATTTTATCTGGAGAACAATGCCATAAAGACATAAGGACTCTTTTGCTGTAATCTTTCCAGTGCTTTTTCAAGTTTTCTTGATACCAATTTGGCATATATATAAATATATTATTTTATATCATTATCCTTTTGGTAGCAAGTCTTCGAGTTTTTTATTCTTTTCTTTTAAAAATTCTTTAAATGTTTTTTTCTTATAATCTTTAGCCATAAGCCAATAATATCTAAATTGTCTCGCTAGAGCAACTGTCCAATGTTTTGAAGCAACTATTTTATTATCTAATTCATCTAATGGTTTAAATAGTTGTGGATACGGTCTAATTCCCAACTTTCTTACTTCGGATGCTCTATACATTGCTTCTTCATATGTATCTCTAAAATTAAATAACACAAACACAAAAAATGCATATTTAGGTATGCCTAATGCTAATAACTTTTTAACTGATTTTTGGAAATATCCATCTTGACTCATATTATCAAATGCGATTCTTAGTCCGTTTTCTTGCCATCTAACTTTTGACAATAATTTGATCTGTTCATCTGTAATTAATCTAACATCAAATCCATTATGAAAATATGTTATAAGTCTTTTTTTTATTAGAAAATTTATCACTTTATTAAAATGATCAGGTTGTGCTGTTAAATTATTATCAAAAAACATAACATGCTTTTTGTTATAATCTATAAGTTCTTTCCAATTTTCTATTATATGTATTTCTGGTTCTAAAATTTTTATACTACAAAATTTGCAATTGCGAGGACATCCTCTCATCGAAAACAAAAAACTAAAGTTTTTCCATCTTTCTATCTTTGGTGAATATTCTATCATAGTATTTACTAATTCATAATCTGGTTTAATTGCATCTAATGAATGTGAATATCCGGTGAAGGGTTTTGTTCCTGTTTTTCCATAGATATAATCTGGCATCAATGTTGCAAAAATCCCACCTACAATAATTCTTGCGTTTGGATAATTGTTTTTATAATAATTTATACAAGAAATTGTTTTTCGTGACTCATATGTGAACATCGTTGCTATATAAATTACATCAGGCTTATAATCATCTGAACTAAACATATCATAATTTGGTGGAAGTTCTCCTTTAACATATCTGATATTATTGTTTTTTAGCTTGTGTTTGGCTGAAATCTTCATAAGAGCCAGATTTGGATAAGTTATTGGGATGTTTGGTTCTACAAGCAATATATTCATACATTTCTTGTCGTCATATTAAAGGCAAATGATAAGAAATATTGTATGTATGTATGGAAATAAAATAAAAGGATATTAGAAGAAAAAAGATAATTTTACAAATGTATAGATATTATGAATTGGTATAAACAAACGCAATTAAATGCTTTTGACAGTTTTGTATTATCTCAAGAAGATATAGAAGAATCTTTGCGCAAAGAAGGCATTTCTATAGGAAGTGGTTTTAAGAATATGTTTGTGGGATTAACACAAAGCTTATGGGGTATTTTGAAAACAACTATTTATTATCTTGTTGATCTACCACTTTCTAATATGGCTTTAGCAGATACCGGTATTAATGTAAACAAAGCTTTTATGGATATAATATATGGTATTGGCAAACAGCTAAAAGGTGTATATGAAGTAGGTGGTGGAACTTTTCAACTTGTATTTAAAATAGCATCAGAGGCTGGGAAAGCCATAAAAGATTTAATACTTAGATATATTCCAGATAATATTGATAAACAAACTAGATTACAAATAGAAAAACGGGCTGATAAAGCCGAGGAAGATGCAAAACGTGCTGTCGTTGGTCATGCTTATAAAATGGAGAATTCTTATGAATTGGTATAAGAGAAACAGTGGAAAAGTTGTTCAAGCACAATCAAGAGTTATGGTTGATCCAGCTACACAAGAATGGGGTAGAGAGAAACAAAGAAGATTCTTGGTGTCTTATGATGTTTCTGCAAGCAACCCAGATAGATTGCAAAATATGAGTATGGCTGTTAATGCAATATTAAGTCAAAATCCCCCACTAGAAACAGAAGCGTTGAAAGAATATTTTAGAAAAGAAACTGGCAGAGATGTATATACTGGTGGCAATGTTGAATATGTTGTACAAAGTATTTCTGATTTATTAAGCCCCTCTCGTGTTATTGGCGATAGTGTTTTGATAGAATATAGCGAAACTGCAGGACGCTCCATTCTTGGAAAATTACTATGGTCATTGCGTAGATGGAGCCCAAACCTTATACCAAATATATTAAGAAAAGATAAAGGTCAACGACAAGGCTTATTATACAACATTTTAATGAAGTCAGGTCTTTTGCCAAGGGTAGAAGAATTAATAATAATGGAAATGCGTGGCATATTACAAAAAGCTGTTGAATGGGGAATATTGTCTGGATTTAATCCAGGTGAATGGAAAATAGACACAAAAGTTATGGGAAGAGACGTAACAATAACTCCTATAGGTTGACTATAATATTACAAATAGGAGATTTCATTATGAATATCGAATTTCGTTGTGAAAAATGTGGCAAATTACTTAATATGAATGCTGAATATGGCAATCTGGTTGAATGCCCACATTGCCATAAAAAAATAATAGTACCATACGGTTTAATTCCACCAACACATTATCAAACTGCGGTAGATTTTCAACAGGCAGAAACAATAGAAATAAATAATAATATTATCACAAGAGGAATGGCGTATATTATGCCATGGGTTATTAGTGTTTTTTTCCATGCCGGATTATTTCTAATTTTATTATTTATATCAATGATTACTATAATTAAAAATGCAAAAAGTGAATCTGTTATTATTCCAGCAGTAGCTCTTGATACGCATATATATCAACAAAAATATTCGTATAACGATAAAAAAACTACACAAAAATATATAAAAAATAGCTTATATGGACGACTTATACAAGATAACCACATACGAGAATATGCTGAAAGTACTTCTATACGGGAATATGAAACAGACAAACATGTAGAGTTGATTGGTATATCACGGAATCATTCAATAGGATCTTTAGCTCCGTGGGGAGAAAAAAATCGACTTTTTCCTCCTGCGTTTTTTGATAAAAAAATAAGAAATATCGGTAATATTTATCATATTGTTTATGTAATTGATAGATCTGGTTCAATGGTTGAAACATTTGATACGGTACGAATGGAAATGTTAATATCTATCGGCCACTTATCTGAAATACAAGATTTTCATGTAATTCTTTTTTCTAAGGGAATCCCAAGAGAATTGCCGACACGACGTTTAGTAAAAGCTACGCCAAGAAACAAAATTGCTGCTGCGGAGTTTTTAAATAATTGTTTTGCAAGTAGCCAAACAGATCCAATTCCTGCTTTGGAACGAGCATTTTCTGTATTATCTCATGCTCATAGTCGCTTTCCTGGTAAACTTATTTTCTTTTTAACCGATGGCAATTTTACAGATAATAATGCTGTTTTACTAGCTATTAGACAATTGAATAAGAACAAAAATATACACATTAATACATATCTATATGGCAATCGCCCTCCTGGTGCAGAATCAGTTATGAAAAAGATTGCCATTGAAAATGGTGGTATTTATAAATACATAAGCTTAGATGAATAATTATTAAAAATATAAATTGGTATAAAATCATAAAAATTTCTGGTAGAAGAGGATTTATGCATACAAGAAAGGGAGATAGATTTGAATATCTAATTAACCCTTCTGTTCTTGATATATCAGTGTTAATAGAAACAAATCCTGGAAAAGAAGCAAGAGCATTAATAGATCATAAAACTGGTATTTTATATGTTTGGCCAGCTTATTATGCGATACATGCTTTTTTTGCAGATAAATTAGGAATATCACGAGAAAATTTATATAATGGTTATACAGACATGGACGCTCTTACATTTAATTTAGATAATAATTATAAGTTAAGAACAAATGCTAGGGGAGTTGATGCAAAACATCCATGGATTCAACAACACGCATAACCAGGGTGTAGACTTTGATGTTTGGACCTACTATTTAGAAGAATAAATTAATGTGAAAAAGCGGAAAAAAACTTTTCACAGAATAGCCGATATACATATCAACAGATTCAACTGATAAGTTGAAAAATTAGCGGTAAAATGCAGAGGTTTTGAAAATTGAATAATAATTTTTTAATTGGTTTGATTCCTGTTTTACAGGGGCTTATTTAGTATTTTACTAGAATAAGATTGCCTGATGCTCATAAAGAGAGAAGGGCCAGTCATGTCGAGCCGGGAAGACTATATTGCGAGAGTCAAAGTTTGAGGACTGAGGCAAACAAGATCTGTAAAGGTGGAATATCCCGCTTATAATTAATAAGTAATTGCATAAGTTTGAGGCAATTAGCCAGTGATAGGAAACTAGGCATCTACCAGATCAATTAAATAATTTTTCAATATATTTTTTTGATAAACAGAAATCGTTCATATGAACTTTAGATTTTTCTGCGCTTATTGAGTCAAGAAAATGCTCGTTTCACTCGCAAATAACGAACTACGTTCGTTATTATAACAAAATAAACTACTTCTCATTAAGAATAAAAAGCTTGATATGTTGTAATAGAAGTGGGAAATAAAGGAAATAAAGCTCTACTTATATAATATATTTATATAATAGGGCTTTATTTTTTTATACATGGTGCTGTATGAATTGGTATAGAATTTCAACTAAATTGCCTAAAATTAGGATTGTTGGATATAACCAAGATTTTAATGAATTAAGTGTTAATTTTGTTAGTAGTGATAAAGTTTATGAATATCATAATGTATCTCCTTTTTTATATGAAAAGATTAGAGCATTGTTGTTTAGGGGAAACTTCTCTAAAGTAGCCCAGATCCTTCGGGATTTAGCCAGAATCGCTCGAAATGAAAGAAATGTAGTTTGAGGCGTATAATAAGAACAAGCTAATCTGGTGTATTTTAAAGCATTTCTGAGAAATCCGATAATAGTAAGTGTATTAAATGAAAAGGAGATATATCATGGATTTACCGCCAATAGATGGAATATTTGATAAAAAATTTGCTGAAAAACTAAAAAATAATAAGGCTCGATTAAAAAAAATTCTTCTTAATTTTGATAGTACTATTGTATTTTATTTTATTCCTTCTCCTGAATTGAGGGGAATAGTTGCGAAAGGGGAAGAACCTTTAATCAAGGATATGCCAGATAAGATGAAAGAATTAATTTTAAGTGGAGTAGGGCATGGCATACAAAAAAAGATGGTTTATGACTTTTTAACAGGCAAGTTGGATAAAAAAAATACTTTTATTCTCAGTAATGGAGAAATTAGAGTTGTACATCAAGGTAAATCCATGGTTCATCATGAACCAATTATAAAAACAAGGGATAATTAAATGGATGATAAACCCAAAAAAAGAAAAAAAAGAAAGGTTAAAAGAATAACCACAAAAAAAGAAGGTGAAAAAGCAGTTATGGAATACGATGAAAAAACACAAACATATAGTTTATTTGAAGGATTGGAAAGAAAACTATTGCATGTAAAAGTCGGGGATAAAGATACTGTGTATGATGAAGAATTTGATATAAGATTAGAAAAAATTTATAAAGAAATCAACGAGCTTCTTAATAACTTCAAAGTAAAGAATTGTGCTGTATATGTTACACCGTCTGATGTAGAAATTAATATAATAGGATAGGTAGGATTTTTTATTTAAGAACAGAAATTAAACTGGAGTTTAATTTATTTTGGATTGTAAAAATGAATGAGACTGTGTTTAAAGATTTTGAAGAATATTGGTCTTATGCAAAATTATTAACCATCAATCAAAGAGAGATAATTTTAAGTAGTTTAACAACTAAACAAAGAAAGAATTTAATATATTCATATCATAATGGTGGGTGGGAAGATCTAGTTATGAGGAATGAAATAGATATGTTGGTTGATGCAGTTGAGAAAGAATTTAATATTAATTTAATATATTATCGTTGTAAAATCATGTCTGGTAAAAGCATACCAATAAGGAAAATAGACTGGGATCATATATGCAGCTTATTTAAAAAATATAAAAAGGGACACACAAAACACATCTTCGGCAATATGCGTGTAGAAAAATTAGATAGCGAAAATATACTTTTGGTAAAGATATGACAAAAAGGATTTTAGCTATTTTTATGTAATTATACAAAAGATCGGTATAATGGAGATATTATTGTGTCTATGCAATGTCAGGCTTTTAATGTTCAAAAATATAATATTGGATTAATAAAAATAGCTCAAGTTTATGGTTTAACGCCAGAACAAAATATGGCATTAATGCAGAGAGCGAGAGGTATTGGTGTTGGACAAATAGCTGTATTAAATGCTTTTATTCAACAGATGTCTGAAAGAATTCAAAGTGGCAGCGTTTCTCCGGAAGAAGGATATCATATTATAAATGATAGAATCGACCAAATGCAAGAACCAGAAGAACAAGCTCGGGTGCCAGAGGTATCTAAAGACATTATAGAAAGCAAAATATTTGACGAATATATTAAAAATAATTTAATATTTGAAGATGGTAATGTGGTTGGAGTTAAAGAACATTCTGCATTTTTACCCCCTCCGGTTGAAATCGTAAATAATGAAAATGCTTTTATGGCATATTTAGATGATAATATATCTAGATATACACATACTTATAATGAAAATATAAATGATCGAATAGTACATCTATTTATTCATAATATGAAGATGTCTTCTGAAACTCAAGAAGATATAGAAATTGATGAAGATGTCTGGCATGGGAAATTAATCAGTTCTCCATTTGATAGTGAGTTCAAACAATTCCTTGCTCAGAACAAAGATTTGCCAATGTCTTTAAGGCGTTGGCGGGGAAGAAGACCTAGTAGGTATAAAGTTGGTGATATATATACAGATATATCACAATTATCTATGAGAATTTTAGAAAAAGATCCCAACATAGAACAAGAATTAGTAAAATTGTTAGTTGGAGAGGGAAGAGCGGCAAGAGATCAATCTGCCAATGTAGAAGACGCTATTAGCAAAGCAATGCAGATTTCGTTTTCTCCATCAATCGCAGTTGTTGAATATATGTCAAAAGGCCATAGAAGACGTGAATTAGAATATAAGCGTGATGGTAGAGTAGAATTTATATTATCATATCCAAAAGTTTTTAAAGAATATAGTGCCATATTCCATAAACGTACTGGATTGGATTTAGAAAAAATTATTCAAGAAAAAACTGGTATAGAAAGTCTTGATTTAAATTCTTTGAAAAAACAATCTGTATATAATGCCGTTTTGGGCGCTCTTATAAAAAATCCAAATAATGGTTTGTCTGATTTTATTGGTCATATGATGCACGATAATTTTGATATTATCAAGGATTGGATTAAAAAATGTGCACAGAAGATCTTGGTCGGAGAATATTATGATAGTATCAGAATAAGACCATTAGAGATTAGAGATGATGAAGGTGGCAGAGCATATGAGATAGAGGGTGAGCCGACATCTGAACAAGTTAGAGAGATGAGCATAGAACAGGTAGAGGAACAAAGAAAACAAATCGCAGATTTTATGCGACAAAAATTCAGTGGCGTAAAAAAAATAGCTGATATTGTCATAGACATCATGACACGTTTAGCCGCTCAAGGATCTCACAATCAATATTTTAAAGCAAATGTATTAAGTAATTTAATTGGAACATACGAAAAACAATTGAATTCTATGTTAGATGTTGGCGATTTTACCACATTGAAAGATATGATTCGCTTTAGAATTAGCGAAGCTGGCAAAACAGGATACGTAGCGATGTCATTAGATCCCAACAAAATACAAGATATTAATTTCAGCCGTTTAATTACTCAATATGGTGGTGGAAAAAAAAGAGGAAGAAAAAAAGATGAGGGCTCTGGAGAATTAAAAGATAAGAAGGAGTTAGAAAATACTGTTGTTGGGAATTTTATAAATCTTACTAATGAAAAAGAAAATTTGGTTGATTCTGTTAGAGAAGATTTTAAGAGAGGCAGTTCTGCAGAATTTATAGCAAATAGCAGAGGTCTAGATATAAATTATATCAATTATTTGTTGACTATCGCAAAACAAGATATAGAAACGATATATAGATTACCGTCACCAGAAAAATATAAAGAGATCTTGTTGCAAAGAATAAATCTTGAAAGATATTTAATTTCATATTTGAATACGTATCCAGATATCGCATTTTCTACTTTGAAAAATAAAATGATAAGCGAAACTATATCTAAGGGATATTCGGTATCATTTAGTGACAAAGATCTTCAAAATATAAGAGAAAAAGTGAGTGTTAGAGGGGCATCTGATGCATTATCGTCTGCGCAAATGCCTTCAGATCAAGAGGTTGAGACTGATTATGCGAAGAAATTCAAGAAAAGTTCTTATAGAAAGAGGATTACTGGGGATTCATTGCGATGGGATTTGGTCTATTGGCTTGAGGAACTTCTTGCGATGGTACAAGGTGGTGAAATAGATTATGAGTCAATGAAATTATTCTTAATGTTTATTAATCCTCACAATAAAATAAAATTTGGAATAAAATATCCAAATTCAACTCGATTATTGTGGAAACTGTATGGATATGATCACATAGATAAGCTTCCTGAAGATGTACAGGCAAAACTAGCGGAGAACAATATTTTTTCATTAGATGCTCCTGTACAATCAAGTTCTGATATTATGATATTATTGGCCTTCAATCGTGCCGAAAAAATAATAAAGCAGTTAGAGAAAACAAAAAGGTTCACTAATAATGCAGAGATAGTCTTAACTGTTAATAGGAGTATGGAAAAAATAGCTAGTAACGTTATCGATGAGATGGAATTTTATATGAACTTGGGGAGATAATTTTGATTAAGTTTATTTGTGTATGTAAATTTTGTGGACATCATGATAAGGATGAAGGCACAATCGAAATAAATTTTCGCGATGATAAGATCTATTTTGTTTGTCCTTCGTGTAATAAGATGAATGAAATGAAGTTGAAGGCTCCATCTCAAGCTTTACCTAAAATAACGAGAATATAATCTATGTATTTAGTAGCAAATACATCCAAAAAAACAATATGTATTAGTGATCTAAATGTAGAAATCCCTCCAAACCAATGTAGGGATTTACATAATATGGATTTGCCAATAAAGCCAGAGGATTCAAAGCATTTATCAATTGCAAAGAGTAGAGGGTTCCTGCGTGTTTTAAAACATGATATCCCAGAAGAGAAAAAGAAAATTGTTGAGAAAAAAACTGTTATTAAAAAGAAAGAAGTCCTTAGCGATAAAATGTTGCAGGTTATTAGAGAAGAAATTCAAAATTATCTATCATCAAATTCAAATAATATGCAACAAGTATCACAAAAGGAAACACAAAAAATGATTTTAAAGATGATGAAAAAGATGGATACAATCATCCCATCTTCCAACAAATCCACGGATGAAGAATCAATAAATGATCAAATCGATGAAAGTGTTTTAAGAGAAATACATGCTAGGGCCGTTAATAGAATTGTAGAAAATGCTGATGGTTCTATAAATTACAAACAAGAAGACAAGATCGATGATTCAATAGATGAAAAAGCATCTGAATTAGAGGATTTAATTTAATTTTCGGGACCATATTCCGATATATTCAATGGATCAAGTATCTAAAAATAAAGGAGATAAAATTATGAGCAGAACGTGTGCCCTTGACCCTGGAACTATGTTTTTCCAAGTGGCAGAAATGGGAGATAAAAATAAAATAAATATAAAGACAATTCGTAATGTTTTTGTCGATTTAGATGCCGACGAAGACACAGAAGATATTTTATTGCAGAATAAGTGGCATTATGTTAGAGACGGCAATAAATATTATATCATCGGTGAAGATGCTATGAAATTTGCAATGATGTTTCCCAACAAGGTCGAATTGCGCAGACCTCTTAAAGATGGTGTATTAAATAAGAAAGAGAAGAAAAAAATGCTTATTCTTGCTGAATTAATTAATTATTCTTTGGGGAACGCACCGGATGACAAATCTGTTGTTTGCACATGTGTATCATCTGATCCGATAGATGGCTCTCAAGATAATGCATTTCATAGGGCTCGATTGGAAGGAATGCTTAAAAGAAATGGATGGAATATTCAAGTTATTGAAGAGGGCTTAGCGGTTGTTCTATCTGAACGTCCAACAATAGTAGAAAAAGATGGTAGTGAATCACCATATAGTGGGATTGGAATTAGTTGGGGCTCTGGAAGAACAAATTGCGTTGTTGCCTATAAAGGGATGCCAATTATAGGAATAAGCATCGCATGCGCTGGTGATTTTGTAGATGAACAAGTATCAAATCATACAGATGTTAGTGTGGCTCAAGTTACTGCGAAAAAAGAAAGATTTTTAGATTTTGATAATTTAGATTATGATGATGATGTTATTTTCGCATTGGATGTATATTATGAGAAGATGATTAAAAATGTTATGAACAGTTTTTCTAAGAAATTTATGGAGATTAAAAGTGAATTTGATACTCCTCTTGATATCGTTGTTGCTGGTGGTACATCTTTGCCTAATGGATTTTGTGGGAAGCTTGAAAGAGTTATCGGAAAACTAGAACTCCCATTTAAAATTAAGGAAATTAAGATTGCATCAGATCCGAAAAATGCCGTTGTTAAAGGTTGTTTGACAAAAGCAGTTGTTGTTCAGAAAAAACTTATGAAAAATTCTGGAAAGAAAGCAAAAAAAGAAAACGATGAAGCGGTTGTAGATAACGATTTATCTGAGATATTGGGGGAACAAAATACTGATGATTAATGACGTATTGTTTGATTCTATCACTATAAGATATGATTGAAATATGCATAAAGGATAATCCTCCCAAAAAATGAAATAAAAGAAAAGGGAATATGGTTTATCTATATTTTTGGGAGAATAAATTGAATGGCATATTGCAATATTATTCAAGTCCAAAATTTAATGGCAAATACTCTTACTAGCGCATCTCCTCAGAATTTAAGTGCGCCTACTGATTTAATGAGAATAGGCAATACATTTGATTTTAATGTAGTTGATGAGAATATCGCTGATGAATATATAAAACGAGCAGATGAGGAAATTGATTCTACTATTAGTGAGTTATATAGAACGCCATTGAGCCAAACGGCTGATTTTGAAACGAGTCTTTTAAGCGATATAAATGATTATAATGATTTTATCATTACTACAGATTATTGCCCATTTTATGTGGGCGATGAAATTTTGTTGACAAATGGAACTGTAGAAGAAAGGCATCTCATAGAAGAAGTTATAGATCCAGTAAATATGAATATATTTGAAACAGCAGAACCAATAGTATATATGTTCTCTGCGTCTAATACGAGAGTTTTGAGAATAAAGTATCCAGATCCTGTTCCTCTAATGTCAATGAGGTGGGCTGCCGCCACTATATATGAAAAATATTTTATGGCTGAAGCTTCTCCGTCAGAATCTGACTATGGAAAATGGATGAGGGGTCTGGTTAGGGCAGATCTCAATAATATTTTAAATGGAAGAACAATTCTTCATGGAGCCCATCGTATCGGTCGAAGATTTTATAATCCTACTCTTTCTGACCAATATGGATTACCTCATGCGAAGGGAGAAAATGATATGGAGATTCCGACATAATGTTCGAAATAATAAATTTAAGTCAGATTAGAAAGGCTTTAAGAGGCATAGAAAATATGGCTAAGAAGATATCTAGTAGTGATGGTGTGGATATAGTAAAAGAAGTGAAAAAAACGATGAGAGATTCTGTTCCATTAAGCCAAGAGGGCGGTAAAGGTGATGTTCCACAAGCGATCTATGAGGTCATTTATCAATCTGAGATAAAACCAACAAATTATAATAAGGAAAATGCTTTTTTAGCCAAGAAGTCTATAAAAAATCAAGAAAAAGTGGAAGATGAAATTGTGAATAGATTTATACGTGATTATTTAGATGATGTATTAAAAGGAATATAATTATGGCTGGTGCGTCAGAAATAATTAGTAGTTTGAAAAATATCGTAAATAATTGGACTAATACGCAAATGCCATTAGAATCAGACGTGTATGCTGGTGATACTCTTATCGAAATTAAAAACACTGGTAGATTCCAAGTTGGCGATGAAATTATGATTAGAGACCCGATTAGAGGGGGCGAATTAGGTAATACGGTTTCTAGTATTGTTGATGATACTTATTTAGAGTTAGTATATCCGTTACAAAATAATTGGACTACTGATCAAGCTTCTGTTTTGCAGAAAACTTTTGGCGAGAAGATGATAGAGGGAATTTATATGGGAGAACCAGAAAATATACCAAGATTTCCTGCCATCACAATAAATGCGAAATCTTTAGATTCTGAATGGCTGACTATAGATAGCACGAAAGAAAACTTTCAAATTGATTTGACCATATATAATAAAGCCGCAGCGCAAGAGAAGGGATATGTCACTAATATAAAATTGACTGAATCAATTATTTTTGGTTTGAAACAAAATATATATCCTCTGGTTGCTCCTTATACCGCCACTTCCGCTATAGCAAATATCGATGCTAGTGATATGTATATCAGAGTAAGTAGCACAGATGGATTTTTAGCTCCTGGTCGTGTAATTATTGAGGATGAATGGAAACAATCAGAATTGGTTTTAAAAAGCGTTGTAGACGAGCAGACATTAGAATTGACTGCAAATCCTGGTTGTAGTTTTTTATTAACAGATAATCCATTGGTTATTTTTTGCGAAAGATTTATATATAATTCTTGGCCAGCTTCTGTAACTTATGGAGAAATTTTTAAGGGTACATTATTAAAAGCTGCAAGAATTAGTTGGTTTGCATGGGAAGAACTTATTTGGTTGTATCCACCAAGAGAAGTTCATTTACATTAATACGCTTATATTAGAGATAGGAGATTGTACGATGAATATTTTAACAGTTGGCCCATGTCCATATTTATTGACTAAATTGGGAAAAATTCATACTGATGTTATTAATATTTTATCGAAAGATGATCATATCATTAATAGTGCAGTGTGGCATCTCGATTTATCTTGGTTTATGCCAAATGATAATGGGAAATACATATTCGAACAGGATGGAAAGAAAAAATGTGAAATGCATCCATTTTCGAAGGTTCCAGTGGACAAAGCAACAATCGGTTTATATGAAATCGTTAAAAAAATTAAGCCAGATGTAGTAGTTTCTATATTCGATTATGTGGATATGTCTCCATTGAATGCGATAAAAACATTAGATCCAAACGCTTTTAAGTGGATATCAATTTTGGCCATAGATTCATCTCCTATCAATGAAAAGATGATAGAGTTTTTTGTATCTATGGATTCTATAATTACCACAACGAAGCAGGCCAACAAAGAAATTTCTGAAAATATAAATGTAGATTGTCAATATATTCCGTATGGATCAGACCATGATGTATTTTTTGTGGACAGAGAAGACAAAATTGTATCCCCAATGAGAATAATGAGTTGTGCTAAAAATTCTCAATCATCCAATATAGCGGCATTTATTTTGTCTATAAAATATATGCATGGTGATGTAGCTGGATATTTACATACAAATCATTCGTCTTTGGGTGATTATGATTTGGAAACATTAATTGAGAGATATGATTTATCTTCTGTAATTGAATTGCCTAAAAAATTTGTTTCTATAAATGATGGTATAGACGCTTGTGAGTTAAACAAGGAATATAATAAATCTGATATTATAGTTGATGTTTCTGTTCGATCTTCAACAGCACTAAGTTTATTAGAAGGAATGTCTGCTGGGTGCATACCAGTGATAACAAATGTCGGAGCTTTAAAAGAAGTGGTAGAGATGCTTCCTCGATCTTATAGATTTATAGTAGAAAGTATTACTTATATTGGAGATAATGGAAAAGAATATCAAGTTGCATCGCCAGAAGGAATAGCTAAGAAAATCTTGTATATTAAAAACATTAGAGATAGAAATCCTACATTGTTTGATGGAATAAGAAATTGTGTTGTTGGAATTTCTAAAAAGTTTTGTAATAAATTTTTTGCAGAAAAAGTAAAAGAAGTTGTAGAGGGAATAAAAGTAAATAGTAGAAGTATATCTATAGAGGTATTTTAGGAATAAAAAAAATATTTTCCGAAGAAGGATTTTTACCATGTATCGGAAAATATAACATATAAGTATAAGAATATATGGGAGATATATAATGCCTGTTATTAATGGTGCAGATTATTTGTCAATTTCGAATGATTTGGCTAATGCAAGAGATACAATAGTTTCTGCTCAGCAGGATCTTTTTGATGCGGTATACAAAGTTGTTATGTTGCAAGTTATTATGCCAGAGGTAGATTTGCTTAACGATTTTTGGCAAACTTATGTTTCAAATGTAGAATTGCTTACTTCGCCAACCAACATACTGCCTGCTGTTAGTTCTTTACAACAGCATGTGGTTGAGAGGTCTACATCTGGTACGGTGAATGGTTATATATTTAACAACGTTTGGCCTAATTTGTTAGATCCTACATTCTATGATCTTTCTGCGAGAGCAGGATATGATATAGATGCAAGTTACGTGGATTGGTCATAATAAAATTAAAAATTAATTAACAAGGAGTAAATAATGCCTTATCCACCAGCATATATGGGTTATATTGGCTTTGTGAAAATCGCGGATAGAGGGTTACGTGCCACATCATGCGAATTGAAGTTAACACAGGCTATTGAAAAACCAGAAGTTGTTTCAAGTAAGTTCGATTATACTGTTTACAAGCTTGGTCCAAAAGAGGTAGGAGGGACAATAGGTTTTCCAGCGGTATTGGAAACAGGTGGAGCGGCTTCAACATATTTAATACCATTTCTTTGGGGAAGAGCGATAACAAGAACACAAGAAGGATATTTAGTACCATTCGTTTCGCAAGTAAAATATACCAGTGATAATGCTGGTTTTACATTTAATAATTGTGTTATCAATACTCTGAGATTTACCGTTGCACATGGTGAACTTGTTAATATGGAAATCGATGTTATAGGTACGGACAGAGAGCAATTTATTAATTCTCATAGTACATTTCTAACATTCGCCCAACGGAATGCGAGAGCAGTTACATGGAATGATGTTATATTAGTAGTTCAAGCATCTGTCGGAGGTTCTATGAATGGCACATGGATAAGAAATTTCGAATGCAATGTTAATAATAATGTTGAACGTTTTTATACGATGAATAGAAAACTTGCTCCACAAGATATTGCTCCTAAACTGAGAGAAATAACTGGCACAATGACTGTTATGGGCAGAAATACTGTTGTGGCTGAATTGGCTTTGGCTAATGAAAATAGATGTTATGAGACAAGCAATATTGTATTTGGATATAATATTTTTGGTATTTGTAATACTAATTGGGGTGTTAGGTTAGAGGGTTGTGTATTTGAAATCGAACAAATGAGTTTAAGAAATGATTTGATGGAAAGCACGATCAATTGGCACTGTTTGCCAGGTGGTGATTCTACAGAAGATTTTGTCGTTAGCAACATAGGAATATATGATTACAAGGTCTAATATTTCATAAAATTATATAAATCACAAAATTCAAATAAAAAAGCGAAACAATTTTGTTCGCTTTTTTATTTAATTATTGCACAATTATTTCCGAATATATATCTGATAGTATATACAGGAGATAATTCAATGTCAATTATCAAAGAACAGCTAGTCAAAATAAGATTGCATTATAAGGAGATAGAAAAAGAAGGATATACAAAAATCATTGTTTTAAGTGATGATAAAGTCAAAGAAATGCTTGACGACGACGAACAAAAAGAAAAAATAAAGGTTTTAGAGACATTTTGGAAAGTTCTGTCATGGCAGGATCAGAATAATATCGGTAAGAATTCTGTCATTCAGAATGAAGATGGTACGTATGGTGATGTAGATCAATTCAGGTATCGTGATTTAAGAATAAAAACATGTTTGAAGAAATGGGATATGAAAGATGATGATGGTAAAGAAATTCCGTGTGATTCTGTTCATATTAATATGTTACCTGCTCATATTGTCAATGAATTAGTAACAAAATATGATATTGAAGTATTGTTAGATGATGAAGAATTAAAAAAATAGTAAGGGCAGCGATAGATTTTTGGAAAACAGATGAAAATCAGTCGTTGCCCAATGAATTACCGAGAGAGTTTATAAACTATTTAATAGTAAAGGATACCGGTTGGACGATTGATTATGTTAGGAATTTGTCAGTGAAAGATCATATTGTCTATTCTTCTTTAGCTCAATGTAGACAAAAACTTGATGTTGAGTTAGAATCAGTAAAATTAAAAATCGCTGCTAATGCTCCATCAGGGATATTTTAAATTAGGAGATAAGAATGAAAAGTTTATTCGTTAATCAGAAGGATCTTATTGTAGTGAAAGTAGTTGTTGCGAAAGATAAAAAAAATGAAAATCTTTATATATCCAATAGCAAAGAAGATTTATTAGGCAAGAAAGAAGTAGATAAAGATTCACTAGAAGAATATGAAGTAAGATTTAAACATTCTGATTATGGAGACAGTGTTAATATTTATAGCAATAGTGTTAATATCGAAGGTAATAGCGTCAAAGTTGACCCTATGGCAGTTAGATATAAGAGATTTATAACATTGATAAAAGATTGGACATTTACGGATGAAGATGGAAAATCGCTAAAGGTTAGTGAAGATAATATTAATGCATTACATCCGGATTTGGCTAATTTTATTCTTGATGAATTAGAAAGATTGACACCATAGAGCATTATTTCATATAGATTAAATAGCTATTTCTATTGTTTTTAGAGGACATGTAGTTGCTTTATTGAATGATTAGTATGGCAACTATATTTTTTAAGGTAATGGGATATAAGAATGCCTGATCCTGATACAAGAACAATTGTAATTAAATTGGCATCACAGCCAGGTGGGCTTATTGATATTGAAAAGTCTAGTAAGAGCGTATTATCAAATCTAAATAGAATTAATAAGCAAACAGGTACGTGGCGTGATAGTGTTAGAAAAGTAAGTGGTACACTTGATAAGGTAGATGGTGTTTTTAAAAGCATATTTAATACTATTGGGAAAATTGGATCATTTGCTGGCGTAACTTTATCTCTTGAAACTGGTGTACAGCAAGCTCTTGAGTTTTCACGTTCATTAGTTGCTTTGTCATCTCAATTTGCTAAATACGGAATTAATATAAGACAAGTTGAAGATCAAGTATTAAGCCTTGGTAAACAATTGGCTTTGACGCGTAAAGAAACAATAGGCTTGTTAAGAGAATTTGAACGTGGTTTGCCATATGCTTCGTTTGTAGCGAGTGAAAAGATATTAGTAAACATCAGAAATGTCGTTGGTTCTAGTGCTGATGAAATTGCTCGTATGGCACAGGGCGTTATGGAATTGGTTAGTAGATATCCTTCTTTGCAGAAATCTGCCGCAGATTTGAATAAGCTTGATAAGGCAAGGTTGCGTAATATAGTTGCTTCTGAAGTCGCTATTGGAAGATTAGATTTGAGGCAGGCTAGAATGATGTTGGATTATGTTGCTCAACATAGGCAAGCGACAAAAGAGGATGAAAAAGCACTTGCTGTAAGAAAGAAACAAATAGAAGATATCCAGCGTTTGAGAAAATCATTTGAAGAAATTGCTATTTCTGTTGGCGAACAACTTTTGCCATATATGCAAAGATTTTCTGAAATTCTTAGAGATAATCTTCCTAAATTAATTCGTTTGGCTGAAATATTTGGTAAATATATTGTACCTTTGATGATTGGAAAAATGGTCGTTGGCGCTGGGGCAGGTATACTCTCACAAGTCCGTGGTATTTTTGGTGGAATTAGAGGAGGCGTTGGTGGGCAAAGAGTTTTTGTTACTAACTGGCCTCCTTCTCTTGGAATGGGTGCTGCTCCTGGCGCTGTTGCGACTTTTGGCCGTCGAGCATTAGGAGTTGGCGCTTTAAGTTTGGCAGGATATGGATTAGGGCATTTGGCTGGTGGTGCAATAGCTAATATAGCTGGAGCTAGAGGAGTTGAAGCTGGAGCTATTAGATCAGGAACAAGAATGGCTGGTAGTGCTTTGGGTGGTTTGGCTGCTGGAGCTATGATTGGTGGACCTTTTGGAGCCCCTATTGGTCTTGTTGGAGGTATCGTCACAGGAGCCCTTCTTGAAATGGCAGATGCTGCTCGGGCTGCTGCTAAAGCGCTGAGTGATATAACTAAAATGGGCGAAGAAGAAGTAGAGGCATGGGATAAGATGGAAAGAGCGTGGGAAAAAGCTGGCGTAGCTCCTCGTGGGTTAGCTGCTGCTGGTGAAAAATTTAGAAGAGGTGAATTAGGAGAAAGATTATTTAAGGCAAAAAAAGAAAGTGTATTTACTAAGGAAGGATGGATTGACTTTCTTCATCCTGAAATTGCAGAAAGAATTTCTGCTGAGCGAAGAAAAAGAAATAAGCTATTAAAAGATGAATATGATGCATTAAGAAAATTATCTGATATACAGAGACAGGCTACTAAAGAGCGTGACCAGGAAGCGAGTAAAGAGAGAGCAAGAATAAAATCTGCACAACTTTCTGCTAGATTGGCTGGCGCTACTGCTGGTTTTCCGTCTCGTTATAGTGGACTTGCTGCATTATCTACTGCTAGAGAAGGGCAATTAGCATCATATATGGCTAGGTGGAGAGAACTAACTGGTGGAGTTAGTTTCGGTAGAATAGGAAGGTTTGCAGAACGAGCAGGCGCTTCTGGTGCTGGTTTGACCGAAGAAGAAAGATTAAGAACTGCTATAGGTAGAGTCGCAGGAAAGGGCGATGTTGAAGAAGTATTGTATTTATACCATAAAATAAGAGACGTGAGGACGGAGATTAATAGTATTAGCATAGAAGGAGTACAATTATTGTCCCATAGCAGGATAATACTTGGGTATATAACTGAAAAAAGGCAAGCAGAAGTGGGATTTTTGGATGCAATAGTTACTAAAATGGGTACTATAGGACTAACTGAACGAGAATTGAGTAAATTTAGTAAAGATATAGAAAATACTCAGAAGACAATAAATGAAGAGATGGTTCAGATAGTTGCATTGAGAAAGGCATCCAAAACAGCGGTGATTACTGAAAAACAATATATAGAAAAAGTACAGGATGATATAACTGCTCTTAATGTTAAACGTAAAGAAGCCAAGGATGATGAAGAGAAAATAGAAAAAATTGAGAAGGAAAGAATACGATTGAGTGCTGCTCTTTATTTGGCTAATGATAATTTGCGTAGAAATCAAGCAGACATAAAAAAATATAATGCTGATTTAGTTACATTAGAGATGGATAGACTCAAATTGGCAGAATATAATTTTGCATTGAAACAACAAGAAGCGTCAGTAATTAGTGGTGTTTTATCTTCAACTGTTGCATTGTTAGATGCTGAATCGAGGATGATTAAGTTGAGAGGTCTTGATGAAAAAGGTAGAGAAAGAATTTCTAAATTAGCTAATATTACATATGAGCAAGCGATAAAAGCCATAAATATTCATAAAGAACTTGCCACGCAAATTAAAATAATTCGTTCTGAAATAGAGAGGTCTTCTGGTGATAGAAGGGTAAGATTGCAACAGCAATTAAATAGATTGATGGGGGATTATAGAAAATCCTTAGCAGATGCAGCGCAGGCATACGAAACGATAGGAAAGCAGATGCAAGTATATATTCATCAGGAAAGTGATCAAATGGAATTGCAAGGTCTCATAATAAGTCAAACTGAAACTATGATTAGCACAATGGATAACGCGATGATGGGTGTTGGGGCAAGCGCTCAGTTAAGAATACAATTGTTAGAACAGATAAGAAAACAAGCAGAAATGGCTGATAGGAAAATAATACGCGCTCAAGAAATGCTTGCAAAATTTCCTGAAAGAAGGGTTGAGGCTGAAAAAGAAATTGCAAAGGCTCAATTAGAAAGATGGCAATTAACTCAAAAGGAAATGGCTGCTGCTCGACAAATGCGTGATGGTTGGATAACTGCAATAAATGCTATGACTGTTGGAAGTGGACGTATTTCAAAAATTGTTATGACACAAACTAAAAATACCGGTCTTATGATGCAGTATGTGAGAGGAATAGTACAAGCTGGTAAAACTGGTGCTATGGGTGGAGCAGGTGTCGGGTATGCAACTTCTGAAAGATTTGGTCCACGATTTGGAGAAATTATCGGTGGAAAATTACTTGGTCCATATCCATTATTTGCCGCAGGTGCATCTACTGCTGAAGCTGCTTTGGTCAATCAATTAGCTGGTCGGATGGGGGCTTCTAGAGAAGGAATGGCTGCTGCTGCACGACAGGCTTCTAGACAAGCAGCGGGTGGTGGAATGCTTGGGTGGGCTGGGCAACCGAAGAGACATGGAGAAATTATAGCTAGAGAACTAGGAAGAGGAGGTGCTGGAGCTAGGGGTGTAGGCGGTAATTTGCCAATACAGGTGAATTTAAAAGTAGAAGGTGTTGGTTTAGCCGAACGACTTAAATCAGCAGTATTATCGGCACAAGATCAATTTCAAGAGTTAATTAATAATATCGTGAATAAAGCAATGACCGGGGAATTAACACCTTGGACTGGTACAGGGCGAACACCAACTGCAAAAGATTAAAAAATAGTATTATAAAATAATAAATAATGCTATAAATTCCGATTTAATTTATAGTTTATTTTTTTATGTATTTTAGATTACTGGTATAACAATATTTATGGCTGAAGCAGATGGATATATAGAGTTTTCGGAGGAAATTGCAGAGAAAATTGCGGCAGAAGATCCTGCTACTAATGATCTTACAACTACGCCTGAAGAATTTAATCAAGTTCCTCCTCCCGCTGTGACTGGTGTTCTACATCCAGGATACTATTCTACAGATTTATGCTGTATCGATGATTTGGGAGAATGTAGAAATATTAATACCGTTGAACCTTGGGGTACAGTTCCTGTGGATTTACTTCCATCTAACTCTCTTAGATATGGTTTTTCATTTACTAATATACCGCATCATATTAACCCAATAGAATATTATAAAAAAAGAGATCCCCCAGATGGTGATATTGAATTCAAACAATATACATGCAGTGAAATATATTGGGCTTTGCATTTATCTGATATTAGTATTAGCAGATCAATTATTAATAGAGAAAATTTCTTAGCTGCTCATGGTCTTGATGGTCCTGCTATTATACAGATTCGCACAAATAAGACTTCTTTAAATGGGATATTCGGCACTTTTATAAATCATGATTACACTGATGTGACTAGCAAAATAGCGTGGGATGATTATCAAGCGAGAAAACCGCATATAGAAACTTTAACAGGTTATAATGTAGAAACAGGTGAGAGTACATGGGTAGTAGACATGTCTACTTTGTCTTGGGATATAGACGAAGGAGCAGAAAAGTCATATGGTGCTCCTGCTTGGGGCTTTAGACAGAATACAAAAGAAGTATTTATGCATGATCCAGAAGATCAGAGGACAGATCTTACTGAAATGCTGCCACCAATAATATTACCATCTTATCACTCACAAAGAAACCAAAGAACATGTCATGCATTGGGAATAGCAAAATCGGGTGCGAGTATAGATCTAAAGAAAGAGGATTCATGGATTCCATCTAAATTTGTTATACAAGTTATAAGAAGAAGAATTAAATGGGATGATCCAATATACGACCCGAGGTGTCCGGAAGATCGTCAATGGCATTGGGATATGGACCAAACAGACGAAAATTTAGGGGCTTCGACTATAATGCATTTTGCTTTTGCTCCTGATGATATATATGGTTTAGAAGAATTAAAAAATGCTATAATAGATTTTCCTATGACACCAAAAGATCCATTTCTTGGTTATGAAATAAATAATGAGTCAGAATGGAATGATTTTATTTATTACCAAGATCCATGTCCATGCCCTGGCGACGATTGTGACGATTGTTCAGATCAAACTCCTGATTCATATTGGTTGGAATTGCAAAATGTGAGAGATTGCATCACACAGAATATCGTTGCTTTTCCAAGAAGATGTTTGGTGCAAGATGCAAATGGTGAGGGTGATTGCACATGGTATGATAAATATACTGATGCTGGATGGCAATATATCAGTGAAATATTTGTTTTGGGGACGACCATGGTTGTTTATGTTAGCCGAACAAATGATAATGGAGCTACTTATGAATCAATATTTTATGCCGAGATCTTTATGGCTCCTACTGGTAATAGATGTTGTATTAGACGTAATGTTCCAAATCAAGATAACCTTATTAATTGTGGTGATGATGTCGGTGGAAATACAACAGTAACATTCTATGGCGGTCGGGCTGATATAGATCCATGTTGTATAGATGAAGGTACCAGTAGTAGCAGTAGTGAAGAAAGTGGCAAAAGTAGTAGTAGCAGTAGTGAAGAAAGTGGCAAAAGTAGTAGTAGCAGCAGTGAAGAAAGTGGCAAAAGCAGCAGCAGTGAAGAAAGTGGCAAAAGCAGCAGCAGTAGCAGTGAAGAAGCTGCTAGGAGCAGTAGTAGTAGCAGTAGTAGTAGTGGTTGGGAGAGCAGCAGTAGTAGTGGTTGGGAGAGCAGCAGTAGTAGTGAATTTGTTTTATGCCCAGTTGAAGAGCATGTTTTAGAAATATTTGTATATTTTGAACTGAGAGATGGCACTAGATTGTTATTGTTTAGGGGCAAAGCTCCATGGCCAATACGTACTTTCCCATTTACTGGTGCTATTACTTTTGAAAATGAACTAGAAGAAGCCGGTGCTGGTTTGCCTTATGAATGGGAGAATGATGACTTAGCGTATTTGTTAAATGAATTTTGGGCATATAAGATGTTTCTTAATGCTTCTGATAATTTTTGGCAAGTGGGCTATGGAGGCACGATCACTGCTTCTCCTGGTATAATTAACCCTAAAAAATTATGTGAAGAAAAGCTAAACAATTCTCTCGCTAATTCTACAAATAGAGATTATGCTGGGTATTTTGATACTGATAATCCGGCATTTGCCTTTTTAAATAATACTTCTAACTATAATGCGACGAGCATAGTTAATAGTATAGATAAAACATATAAAGAAACAGATAAAGATAATAAACCGACAACTGTATTTACTCCATATTTATTATCTCATAATACATATACATATCATGTTTTTGATAGGAGAATCTTCGAAGGAGATATTCTAGGGGGCGATGTTGTTGAGGGGTTAGTCGTTGATGCCCAAAATGGTCTGGTGAGATTGCCAGGGTTAGTGGCAATTACGCCTGATTCGATTAATGAAGATGACTTTAACATTCTGACAGATGATTGCAAGAGAGTAACCAACGAATTTAATAGTATCTATTTAGATGGTGTTCTGGATAAATATGGTGGTGATAGAGAAATAGAAGCGACAGAACCGGGAAAGAGAGATCCAATGATGAAAATGCCATTTGTGGGTGTACACCCATTTATAGGGCAACAATCAATGTATGATTTGAGGCACTTAAATCTTGTTACTGATGCTGAGAATGCTGCAGTTGGTTATGAAGGTGAAGATGGATTGTCTAGAAATGGTCGCGATGATGAAGCTACAAGCCCATTTTGGTATGAATATGACTTGTCATCAGATATATATAAATTTGATGGAGTAATAGAAGGTGGAAAATCAGTTGTTAAAGTACAAATATCCGGAGAATTTGCGATTAATAGATATCTTAGACAAATCGTACAGACACACACTTCTGTTTCAAATGATATGTTTAGATTATATAAATATTACAATTGGGATGGTACTCCTGGCGAAGATGATCCTTTAAGTTTCGAGACATATGATAAATATAACTGTATTATACCAAAAACAAAAGTTGAAGCAATCAATTTCGTTTTGCGATGTTTTGAAAAAGAAACTAGTAGACCTGGATTAATTAATATGTGGCGCATGTCAGAGTTAATGACATCTGCTAGTATGATTCATAGGAAAATGTTACAACAGTTTCCAGATGATGATAAATTTATCTTTAACTATAGCGGTGGAACAAGAACTTCATTTCCGTTTTGTTATGCTGCTGATAGCAGAGGAATAATTTTACTTAGATTGCGGCAGAATGGTCTGTTCAGTAGTGAGATTCTTGTCAGGAAGGATGATATAGGTGGCGATGATGTTAGCAGTGAGAATTATATAGAAGTGCAGAAATGGTTTGATAATTATCTTGCAGCTACCGGGTTAACTAATATAGTGTTAGATGGTGTTTTAAATGCAATAGAATCTGATTTTACTGAAAAATTTACTAGTGGCATGTTATTCGATGTGAGCGAGGAAACATGCAATAAAATGTCAGACCATTGCAAATTACCATATATAAGGTCATTTGCTCTTGCTTTACGTAGATTGAATGAAACCAATAGAATAAAAGAGGTATTATGTGAGGCAAAGTTTACGATAGGGTGTCGTCCTTTAGATTTATTCAGAAGATATGAAATTTCTGAAGAAGAACAAAGTCAGATAAATGAAATTGATAGTATGTTAGGAGTCGCGAATAATGCTTTATCTGAATTGAAGTCTGCTCCGGAAGCAGATAGAGACGAAGAAGCTATAGCAGATATGGAAATATGGATTTTATTTTTAGAAGAGTCAAAACAAAATTTAGAAGAAGATGAATATAGGGACTTGTCAGAAGTATGGTTTATTCCAAGTGGCTGTTCTCCATTAAATACATCTATCCATTCTAACAATTTAGCTCATCAATTTAGATCATATGAATCATATAATTGTGGGTATTTTAGAGAAATAAGTACTGTCGGAATACATAATGATACAAATGATGTGTATGAAGATATGCAGAATACAGATCATTGGGGGCAAATGTTTACAGAAAAAATATGGGATTCGAATACAATTACAGAGATAATGACGGCTTATTCATTTTATGGTGATAAAAATACAGAAACAGTGCACCCGTGGTTGCCACCAGGGTTTTATAGGATAAAATATGAAACGGAGGAAGTCCAGTGGAATGTTTATAAGAACTACTCTAGAATTAGACCTGGATATCCAAGAAATGTGAATAGTGCGATGATATGGGCTGGCGGTGGTGGAGAATATTCTATCCATCCACCAGATCATATTTGTAATGGCGTTATGTTCTCATACACTTTTGCTCCACCATGTAGTAATATCACATATACTTCAAGAGTACCTGGTTGGCCTAGATTAACTCCCGGAGATGTACGACAGGATGGAGATGAATGTCGAAGACTTACATTTCCAATACCTGCTATATTACAAGTTGCTGTTATAGGCCATGGGAGATATAAATATATGGCTCATTTTGGAGGCATTATCAGTATAGGGACTGTAGATGGCACTCCAGATGAATTAACATATAGGTTAGATCCCATCACGGTTTATTCAACTTTTATAGATCAAACAATTATCAATACCAGATCTGTCATTAAATTGGATACCATTACTACTGGTATTTCTTTACCGCAAATAAGTGGTACAACGCGTTTTTATGTCGAATCTTTTGCGGTAGAAAGAGGAGGGGGTTGTGGTGGCCTTGGAATAGATGATTTTGCGTTTGGCAATAGGGCTATGGAAGAATGCATGAATATATTTACAGCAAGACCATTGGAATGGATGGGAGTTCAAACCAATGTGTTTCAAGGAGAAAATTTAATAAAATGTCCTGATGATGACCCTCCGATTTTGGTTGAAGGTAGATATTACTGCCCAAAGGGAAACTTATCTATAGGGGGCAGGCCACATAGAATTTCTTCAACGTTAACTGGACCTGAATTTTGTAATGGGGCAATATCCTACCATGATATTGTTGATGAAGCCAGAGAATCATGGGATATATATGGTGTCACATTTGAACAAGTCCAATTAATATTAGAAGAACTGCAAGATAATGATGCATGGTTAGCTGATTTACATACCATTTTTGATAATAGAGGAATAGATATATCTCAGGCTGATAATTATATTTTGCCTGCAATATATGCAGGCAATATGGTTCGTTTTAGAGATTTTAATAATACAACGATTACTACTACTGCAGTTCAAACTAGAAAAGAATTAGATAGAGCAACATGTTTAGGGTTTGATAAATCAACATGGAAATATGGAGAAGACGGATGGTGGGATTTGCCATCTTCGTCTTCATCTTCATCTGAAACTTCGTCATCTTCTAGTGAGGAAATAGGTGTTTGTCCTCCTCGTGCAGATCATATACAAGGTACTTGTTGTGTTGAACGATTTGCTTATAAGAGAGGGAGGATCGTTTCTGTTGAAGAAGGAGTCCTTTATCTATCAACACATGGGATAAAGGATGTTGATGTAAGCTTTGACCCTATGAATATACCATTATCGTTTCATATTAAAAATGGCAGAAGAACAAAATTTTTGGAAGCTTATTTGCCATTAGCTTCTGTATGGGGAGATCTTGCGGTAGAAATCGGCGATATTCCTTCTTATGTAAGTAGCGCTGATTTTATTTGGGGATTTATCAAATATATAGATTTAACATATGATGCATGTAAAAATGTTGATGTTAGAGAAATAGCCATAGCTACTTTAGGAGAATCTCTAAATGTTGTTGACAAGATACAGGTTTTAACTAGAAGTCAATTGCCTGTATGCAATGAGGCTGTTGTCGTTGAGGCAGAAGGTGAAGATAATGAGGATGACGATGATATATTTTTTGACGATGATGATGAAATTATAGCTGGTGCTGCGGCAGAAGACTTAGTTAATAAAAAAGCGGTTGCTGAAAATACTAGAAAAAATATAGATATAAGATTTTCGCAAGCTGGAAAAATAGGAATATTTGGTAAAAATGTGGCTAATTTTCCAATTAAGAGTGCTACAGCAGTAGGTTTTAGTTATGACGATTTTCATGATTTTAAAATTAATGGTCCATATTCTTCTATGGTATACGATGCGAGAGGAGTTATGTATGTATTCTATGAAGAAAGTGAATCTAGCTCATCCAGTTCAGAAGAGTGCGTGGCTATCGATTTGACGAAAGATGGGTCTTTGGAAGGAGATACAATAAATCAATTTATATTAGATCAAGTTAAAATAGATTCAGAAAGAGAAGGGAATATATCCGTAGCTGTATCTTATGATAGGGGAAATACATGGTTCGATTTTCGCGGATTAATTAGGCTTAAAGTAGATGAAAGTGCGTCAAAACCATATGCTGTTTCTGATTTCAAAACTAATACAATTCATCTATATTTTGTTTTTGATCATTATTACTTGGCTGTTCAGGATATTGATTGTACATTGTTTGATTTGCATGACGCATATTCTGATTATACTCCTTTAGCTCAATGGGACACAAATACGGTCGATAATGCTGGACTTGAGCAGTTCAATCAAAAAGGCATGATTATGAGACAAAGATATTTCACAATCATAGATGGTGGTCCTGATATTATAATTAATATTGCTGATGAAAAATATTGGAGAGATCCATGTGCTGATAATAGAATAAGAGACGATAGTAAAAAGGAATTTGTAAAAGCTATTGAAAAATATGAGGAATTAAAGGACGAAAATGATAGAATTAATCCGGCTCGCACTAAAAGAAGACCTAAACAGGCAAAAGTTGATACTTCGCAAACTAATTTTACAATAAGGATGAGATTTGGCAGAGAATTAGAATTTGAAAAAATCTATCAAGATTTTAAAGAAACTGGTGGAGAATTAACTCCAGAGATATGTTCATCTATTGACAAAATAAGAGCTTATAGTAGAACTCTATTCGCTTGCATCAAAGATAATAAAGGTGTTCAAAGTGTGTGGACGATTGATAAATATAGAGGTATGGGAGCAATTTTAAATACGCATAATGGCTTACATTGGAATATAGTCATGGATAATGTTTGTTTCCATGCTAGTAATCCATATGAAGATTTATTGGATACTTTAGACGATGATAGTATTACCGAATATTATAATTACTATACGTTTATATGCAACACATATAATCTTAATACATTTAGGAGTGTGCCAGCATGCTATGGGAGCGACATTAAGAGTGACGAATATGTTGTTAATGAAGAGGGAAGCCAGCCGACCAGGTGTAAAACATTAGAAGAAAGAATAGAAAAATTAAAAGAAGATATAGCAAGAATTAAAGCATTAATAGAAGCAATAGGAATCCCAAGTGGAGAAGCAGATAGACAATTGTTAGTTTCTTTGAAGGCAGATCTTATCGAAAAAGAGAGGGAATTATCAGCTTTAGAAGAAATTACTACAGAAGAGCTTGGTATCGGTGTTGATTCTGTTAATTTATTTGAGGCGGCTGCCAAACTAAAACAGATTCAGTTGTCTTATGATGTTGTGCGCGATAAGATAGGTTTTATATTTATTTATGATCATGGATTGTACGTGAGAAAATTTGATAATAGTGTTGTGCAATTGATTAGTACAAATGCTATTACTAATTTAACTCTCGCGATGAAGATGTTTAATTTGAGTAGCGACTCTCCAAATAAGGCTATATTTTTATCCGGAAGTCTTACGGACACTGATTTGGATTTATATGTAGTGCCAGATGGAGCTTCTGATATTACCGTATCTCATGATGTGCAACCTGCAGGGTATTTTGACAGTAAGGGGTATTTAAAAGTATTTTATAATGATTGTGATCATAGTATTTGGACAATTACGTTGAATTCTCCAGAATTTACTCCATATATAACATAGGTAATATAAAATGGTTTTAGGACAAAAAGTAAGTGATATACCAACGAATAAACATACAAGAGATGGTAATTGGAATGCCGGTGCATTAAGGATAAAATGCATAATTAATGGTTATTGCCCATTTGAAAAGACGCCATTTGCTGATCAAAATATTATTTTTAACCATGAAACTATGCAATCTGCTCCAGATTATATTAATGATCATGTATCGTCAATACTTGGAGAAACTGGTGTATTTTTGAAAGAAAGGCATTTTTACCATTCACAATATTTATTTATAGGCTGTGAAGCATTGTGCCCGGATATAGGACAATTAACTGGGCAAACAACTGTATCTACCACAACTTCTGCGGTTGTCGGTGGAGTATTAGGACTTGCTTCTTTAATGGCTGCCAGTGGTGCTTCAGCGGCAATGGTTAGAGAATTTACATGGGATGTCACTGATCATGTATTTTTAAAATACGGGGACAGAATATTGAAGCCTTCTGAATATTTAACAAACGCATCTGATGACAATGCTGATAAATCTAGATGGGAATGTGAGAGAATTAATTTAGAAGTTGAAAATAGTAATGAGAGCGGAGACCCCAATGAGGCGTCTGATAGTAATGTTATTATGCCTGCTCAAGTAGCTGCAAATCCATACTTTCAAAGTGGGATACATTGGAGAGCGAGAAAAAGAACTCCACTGTTTCGTGGAGAAGATTTCTTTGTTGAACTGCGCAGGGTTACAGTTTCAACAGATCTTAAAAATAGGGACGGTACTGCAAAATTTGAGAATACGCTTGGTGATGATAATATATATAGGACATTGGATGTAACAAGATGCGAAGTTGGAGATGATAAAATTCCAATTAACGGTGGTGTTGTTTCTTATAGATATAAAGAAGGAAAATTAATCGCTATCGATTCTTCAAAAGAATTATTTGATTTTACTAGACAAGCATATTTTATTATTGAGATGGGCGTAGGATTGAATTATAGATATTGTATTATTATTACACAAAAAGCTGCTCCTAGATTTGTTAAGATTGTTGATAAGAAATCATATTTGATCAGTGAGTATGGAAGTACTACTGGGAATGAGTTGTTTAATGAAGATGTTCTCAAAATAGCTATTAGAAATCATTTGGGAAAGATAGTTATTGTATTTAATAATAATTATAATGATCCTTGGGTTGTTGAAGATATTAGAACAGTTAACGGGCAGAAGGGTGGTGGACAACAAGCGGGTGTACCTGGCAATAAACCCCAAACGAATGTACCAGAATCTAATAACGAGCCTGATTATTATTCAGATAATAATTATGTGGTACAAACTGTTGGGGGTGTTGAAGTCCAAGCGGCATATGAAGGCAGTATGGGTATTGGGTATGGTGATTGGATTGACGAATCATCTGAAAGTGTTGGAACTGGAGCGGATATTGATACTGGTGATAATAATTCTGGCACAGACCCAGCTTCTACATCTGTTGAATCTACATCAACAGATAGTACTGGCTATCAAGACAATTCATTGTGTCCTGCGACTCCCCCCGAAGATCCGAAAGATCCTACTGATTTATTTGAAGTTCCTCATGGACATTTGGCTCTATGGGGTGGTAATTTAAGTGCTGGATTTTTATTCAGTCCTATACAGTATATTTCTCATTATAGTATTCCAGTACCATTGCCTAGCAAGGAAAAATATGATAAGACTGGAGAAGACACTGTAATGCCATTTATTGTTCCTGGACAAACTCAAATATTATTAAGTTTAAGAGATATGGGATTAGATAAAGACGCAACTCCTAGAAATCCAGGAAAATTTAAGGGAAAAGTTAAAATTAGGGAAGGTGAAAAAATACCATTTTATATCTGTGATGCCCATGAGGTAAAAGAATATAGTCCTATATGGAGAGGGGGATTTGTTACGAGGCCATCTGAATTTATGGATTATGGCGGTTTTATTAAAGATGAAAGAAAGGGCGAAAAAAGTAGATTATTTATAGAAAAAAAAGATGCGAAAATCATTGCCCATAGTAATGCTGTCGCTGAAAACGCAGGTATAGGAGCCGCCGCTGCTGCCGGTATTGCTGGTGCTATATCATCTAATTTTGGGACTATATCTGGAGCAGTTGCTCAATCTACTCTTTTGGGAGCTTCAGAAGCCAGCACTACAAATGCTGAAGCTCTAAATGCTGCATTACAAGGTCTTGGCGAAGACATGGAAGCCTGGTACATAAAGGTGTTTATGAAATGTGGCAGCCATGTATTCCCGAGCGGGTGGTCCTTGAAGAATTGCAAAACCCCGATATTGACTAATATGAGATTGATCGGCGTACCTAAAAAAGAAGATGCGTGGGCAACTGATGAAATAGATGCCAGCGATTATGTAATGCATTATAATGATAATTGGTCTGCTCAAGATTATAGCAAAATGGAACATGATGGAGAGCTAACATTTTTGATTAATAGGGGTCCGAACACAAAAGATCCTATTGTTATAGAAAATCTTAGGAATAAGGCGTTCTATGTACAAATATTGGCTGGTTATTGGGGATGTAATTATACTAAGTTAGGAGGAGGTGACGATGACATGATGGCTGCTGATGACGAAAATACAAAATTTTATAAATTAATGACCGGTATTTGTTATGGTGGTGTAATTTCTGAAAGACCCGGTGAAAGAATAATGCGCTGTAAAGTTCATGATTATAGCAAAGTGGCAAAAGATATATTGTTATTCAATTCGCCATTTTTTGATGGCGTGAGGGATATTAACGCTATTTATGAACTATTTAAATATTGTCAATTTAAAGAGGATGAGCCGGGTGATCCAGCATTTTTATTGCAAGGACATGCACAGCATGCGATGGAACATAATGAATGGGGTGGCATCGGCGATGCATGTAGACCACTTGATGGTCGCGTAGTTTCTCTAAGTAAAGTTTATGCTTTACCTCATTCTTATCAGAAATTACAAGGGACTCCAGAATTCAGATTCAGTGATGGATCTTCAATAATGGATTCGTTACATAAAATATCAGAAAGATCAGGAAAACCATTATTTTTTGATGTTGATGGTATGTTGCATTATGAAGCTTTCCCAATAGCCGACTTAATTTATGGAATAGGCGGAGCTGGTGCTAATATAAATACCTTGTGGTATTTTACAGAATCGCCAGATGAAGATGGTCAACTTATTTTTAATATATTAACAAGAGAACTTGCTGTTGGCGATGTATATAATAATATACATATTATTACAAGTTCACCAAAACGTGAATATATTATGGCAGACAGAATTAATGAGAAAAGCATGAAAGATCCGTCTACGGAAGGATTTCTGGGTTATAGGAAGACATTTTTGCAGATGGATGGCGTTTTTGGTTCTGAACAGGCTGCTGAGGATTATGCAAATCATCTGACGAAATTTTATAGACCTCCAGTTGTATATAAATTTGAAACATTCGGATTGCCATTACGGTGTTTTGATGTTGCGGAAGTGGATGGTCAAAAATTAATTGTTCTTTCTGTTTCTCACAGTCTAGATGCCAAAGAGAACAAATGGTGGATGACAGTAGAAACTGAATGGTTAAGTGGAGAGGTGCATGGTAATATTTTGAGCGGATAATATAATTATTTTGTTTTTTTTCCGATTTTATATATAAATTAATTTTGGAGAATTTAATATGTCAATTGCTTCTAGAATACAACAAAAAGTAGCTACTACTATTGAAGCTGCCGTAGCTGTTAATGAAAATTTAGAAGGTGTAATAAGTGGTATTAGTAGTGGTTATAGGGGATTGCATGCTCACCAATTGAATAAATATGGATATGGCAGTTTGGCTAAACCTGGTTTTTCTGCTGGGACTAAATACCGCGTGGTAAAATAAAGGATAAATAATGGCAGGATTTACAGAATTTTTTAATTTAGCTTATTTTGATTTTGGTGATTATTTAAATGAGCCATTTAATGTAGAAAGAGAAATAGATCGTTTCTTATTAATTGATAAACAAATATATGGTCTATATACCATATTTGGGAATGGTGTTGTAAACGGTTGGAACGCATATAATAACGGATTTAGTAATAATACTGGAATTTCCATAGTAATTTCGTCTGGAAATGGCGTAATACAATCGAGGGCAGCTTTTACTTATACACCGTTTTTGTTGCCTGATCTTACACCGAATTCTGTTTTATATATTTATGCCCAACATAATAGCATTGAGTTTACATCTACAAATGATGTATCATTCATATTTTCTACTGCGTCTACAATGGCATCTGCTGTTAAGATAGCAAGAGTTGAAACCACAAGCAATGGAATTTCTACTATAGATAATACTGATAGAGATTATCTGATTGTTGATACACAAATTAATAACGCTATTTTTGCTCATAAGCATCGAGGACAACCTACTAAAATAAATTTAGAAACAGAAACAAAAAACAGATTATCTGGTGCGAAAATAGAATCAGTTGATGCAACTCAATTATCATCAGGTCGTTTTGGTTTAGAAAGAGCACCAGCATTAAATCATAATGATCTAATTTATAGGGGTGTATTAACTCATGCTCAGTTAGATACTTACATCGGCGCTTTTAGCGGAACCAATCTGTTATCTGAAGTATCTACAGCAAATAGAATGAAACAAACATTATATTTGAAAGAAAGATATTCTAATGTAGATGCACGTTTCGTGAATGAAATTAATTATATAGCTGGTGTTTCTCCAACCAGTTATTGTGATTTATTAAATACAACAGCCATTGTTGATACGGTTGCACATACAATTGCAGGATTTCCGTTTGCCAGCACTACTGCTTATTTCTTCACAAGAGCTTTCTCGCTACCGGCATCTGTCACAAGATGTTTTATCACATCGAATCAAGAAGTATTATCTGATGGACAAATTATTTTTGGAATCAATATGAATAATTCTGTTGATTTTGGTAATTATGATATTTTGACAAGGAATACTGTTAATACAGTAGATAGTTCTGGACAAGATATGAGAATAGGCATAAGAATTGTTTCTCCATCTAATTTGTATATACATGACCCATATGCAACATTATTTGTAGATTATGTCGATTTTGAGTTTTTCAACGACTCTACATCAACTGCAAATTTTCATTTTAGAATAAGATTTTATACAGATGCTGCTATGACTAATTTGTATACTACATTTTATAGTTTAGATGATCAAGAGAATTGGATCATTAATGATAGAATTCCAATACCATCTGGTGGGGTTGAGGTGGATCCGGGAGAAAGTGCTAATATCACTTTATACCCGCCAAATGAAGATTTTACTGCTGGTTTAGTTTATTATTTAGATGTTGACATCTGGGATGGTACAGCGTTTAGCGATGGTGGCTCTGGATGGATTTTTATGATTAATGATCCTACTTCTGAAGAAAAATATGAGAATATACCGCATATAGATGGATTTTCAATAATATTCGAATTGGATAATAACCAAAAAGTTATGCTTAATTTATAATGCCTGTTTTTACTCCATATTATCATCTGCCAGCATTTTCATCGGATACGGCATATAGTGCGTCTCTTGATAAAGAGCGCATGGAATTTATCGATTATCAGCTTGAATTTATACCACAAATTATAAATAGTGGAATTATTCAAGGATGGGCTATATCGGATACAAGTGCTGCGGGACAAGCAAGCGTAACTGTTGATTTTGGGATGGGCATAATTGGTGATTTTGTCACTATCACTGTTAATGATTTAGTAGTTGAACTTAACGATAATGCAACATACTATATATATATGCAGAGAAAACCCAATTTAACGGGTTTATATGGACCCTTTTCTACACCATCGTTTATCACATATGTTGATATTACAGCCCCAGCAGTACCAGTACTATTGGCTGCCTCTAATATAACATATAATTCATTAGCTCTTACTTGGGCTAATAATGTAGAATCTGACTTATCACATTATACTATAGAACGTAGCTCGGATGGAGGAGCTACATATACGCAAATAGCTACTTCAACCAATTCGTCCTATGATGATTCTAATTTAACTGAACAAATAACTTATACATATAGAATAAATGCGGTAGATATGTCTGGAAATAGTAGTGCATTTTGTGCAGGCGTAAATGCAACAACGCTTGCTAATCTTACTTCTCCGCAAATTGTACCTTATTTTCTTGGTTTTTCTATTGATGGAGAGATTAGTTTTATATGGGGTGATATATATGATTCTTTGTTAGATCATTTTTTAATTACAATACAAGAACTTGATTTTGAAAATAATCCAGTAGGAGCGATCACATCATATACCGTTAACTCATCTTATAACCACTATGTAGTTAGTGGACTAGAAAATGATCATATATATACTGCGTGTATATATTCAGTTAGTACTAATAATGTGAGTTCTCTTGCAATTTCGACGACCGTTTCTCCAAAAGTAAATATTGGTCCTGCAGAAGTAGATAATGTAGAAATATCATATTCCCAGAGTGAAAAAAATACT